TAAAAAAAGAGTTCATCCGACACAAAAGCCGGTTGAGTTAGTTGAGTGGTTTATTGAGTCATTCTTAAAAAAACAAAATTCAATAGTTGATCTTTATATGGGCTCAGGGTCTACATTGATCGCCTGTGAAAAGTCAGGGAAGCAATGCTTTGGCATGGAGCTATCTGAATCATATTGCGATGTCATCATTAAACGCTGGCAGGATTTCAGCGGCAAAATAGCTGTTTTAGAATCCACTGGTCAGACATTTGAAGAAGTCAAGGCACAAAGACATGGCTAGGCCAAAGGCTATAATTGACTGGAAGCGTGTTGATCAGATGCTTATGAGTCAAGTTAGTGGTGCTGTTATTGCTGAGTCAATGGGTATTAATCCTGAGACGTTATATGATGCTTGTCAGCGTGACCATAAAATCGGTTTCTCCGAGTATTCGCAGCAAAAACGCTCACGTGGTGTGGCTACTGCCAAAGAGGTCTTTTATAGACAGTGCTGGATTGATGGCAATGATGGTCAACAGGCAACACGTCAGATATTTTGGTTAAAGAATCATGCGGATATGTCAGACAAAAAAGACCTGAAGCTATCCGGTGAAATAACAAGTAGCGTTGAAGTGGTTCGCTATGAGCTGCCTGATAATCACACCGACGCAGGGCAGAGAAGCCCTCTGCCTGATGTGTTAGAGCTGATTGAAGAATAGTATTATTTTAGGGCCGCAAGCAGGCCGACAGGCTCAGGCTTCAGCTAGTTTAGCTGACATTGTCATATTTGGCGGGGCCGCTGGCGGTGGCAAATCACACTGGCTATTGCTTGAAGCCGCTAGACACTTTCAGAATCCAAACTATGTAGCAAAGATCTTCAGGCGCACATACGCACAGGTGGCCGGTGGTGGTGGTCTTTGGGACAAAACATTTGAAATGTACATGGCTCTTGAGGGCAAAGCTAATAACTCTGACCTATCTTGGGAGTTTCCAAGCGGGGCTTCCGTATCTTTTGGCCATTTGCAGCATGAGAAGGACAAGTACAGCCATCAAGGCAAAGAGTATGCATTCATCGGCTGGGATGAGCTAGACCATTTCACTGAATCGCAGTTCTGGTATCTGTATAGCCGCAATCGTTCAACGTCAGGCGTAAGGCCGGTAGTTCGAGCGACGATTAACCCGAACCCGAACCACTTTGCAAAAGAGCTTATACGGTGGTGGCTTGATGATAAAGGTCAATTCCCTGATCTTGCCAAGGCCGGTAAATTGCGCTGGTTTGTTCGAGGGCATGATCAGGCGTTGCTCTGGCACGATACGCACGAAAAAGAGTTTGTGCAGTACGTCAAGGACATGCGACGGGAGATAGACAAAGGATTTCAGCCCACGTCGATCACGTTTATTCCTTCGAGTATTGACGATAATCCAGCACTGTTGAATAAAGACCCTGGTTATAAAGCTCGATTGCTCTCGCTGCCATTGATCGAACGTCAAAGGCTACTTTATGGCGATTGGCTGATACAAGCTGCTGCTGGGCTCTATTTCAAACGTGAATGGCTTCCGATTAATCCGAGGCCGCCAAAACCTGACAATATTGTTCAGATGGTCAGATACTGGGATCGGGCTGCCACTGCTCCTGATAAACCTGGTTCAGATCCTGACTATACTGTCGGGGTTCTGATGGCCAAGCTAAAATCTGGCGTGTTTATGATTCTGGACATGGTTCGGATGCGTGGTACACCGTTAGACGTTGAGCAAACAATCATGCGTACCGCTGAATCAGACCGCTCTATTTGGGGTAATGTTCAGATTGCTTTAGAGCAAGACCCAGGACAAGCCGGTAAAGTTGAGATCGCTCGATACATCAAAATTCTGGCAGGCTATCCGGTTAGAGCGTATCCGGTCCACAAAGACAAGCGCACTAGAGCAAACCCACTGAGCGCACAAGCTGAGGGTGGCAATGTTCAGCTATTAGCAGGTGCTTGGAATGAGCCAATGATCAACGAGCTTGAAGGATTCCCCGACGCACCGCATGACGATATCGTTGACGCATGCTCAGGTGCTTTTAATGCCATGACCAATAAAAAATCTTCATTTGCGAGTAACGTATGAGCGTAAGATCTGCCTTGAAATCCAGGATGGACGGGTTTAAAAACCTGCTCACAGGCTACGGGACAAGCAGAGATCACGGTGAGCAGTTTACCTTCAGCCGTGATGCGTTGATCAACTCGCAGACTCTCAAGGATATGTACAGCGATCATGAGCTTTGTTGGAAGCTTGTTGATCTATTGCCTGATGACGCATTAGCAGCGGGCATTGAGATTAACGAAGATGACGAAGATCTGATTGAAGAAAAGCTAAAAGCGATCAAAGACCCATCGGGTATGCCGTGCGGTCTTGAATCTGCTATGGATGAGTGCCTGAAGATGGCTCGTGTCGATGGCGGTGCAGCAATCTACCTGATGATTAACGATGGCCTGGAGCCTTGGATGCCGCTGCGTAAAGATGCAGAGCATGAAATCCTAGAAGCCGTTTGCATCGAAAAGGATTACCTGCAGCCTGTGGGTGAAGTCAAGCGCACAGGACGCAATGAACTTTATCAGATGGTTGGCCAGGACGGCCAAAACCTGATGATCCACCGTGATCGCCTCTTGTTTGATTACGGGGCAAAGGTCAGCCGTGACCGCATGATTGAGTTCAACGGATACGGTCAGAGCATTATTCGTCGCTGTTGGCGTCCTCTGATGGCCTATTCAGTGGCTCATGGCATGGTTCCCAATATCCTGAAAAGCTATATTCGTGACGTGTTGAAATTGCACGGGCTCAATGATCTGAGCATGAATGACTGCGAAGATAATCAGGCTCAGTTTTGGGATCGGATGGATTATCAGTTTCAGGCTGAATCATTGCTCAAAATGACGGTGATCGATGCCGAGGATGCGTTAGAACGTCATACAACAAGCGTTGCGGGCATCAATGACCTCATCCGCAATCCTGAGAAGTGGATTTGCGCTGCTTCAGGGATGCCGCATACAAAGTTGTTTGGCGAGCAATCAGGCGGGGTATTGACTCAGGCCGGAAGCACACAGTCAGAAGATTGGGCCAAGGCTGTCGCCGCTTATCAAAAGCAGCACCTCAAGCCCATGTATCAGCGGGTGTTTTACATCTTAACCGGTCGGTGGGATGTTGAATTCACATTTTGCCCGATTGATAAACCGAAGCAGAAAGAACAGTCAGAAGTATTTGTCAACGTGGCAAACGCAGTCAGTAAGCTTGTTCAGACTCAGATTATCAGCCCTGATGAGGCTGCTACCATGTTTGATGGCGAGCAGCTACGCATGACCCCCAAACTAGACGATGAAGCCCGTCAAATGCTCTCAGAGCAATCATTAACAACCTACGAGGAATCCGACAATGGCAGAGAAGAAAGCCAAGCCCAAAGCGAAAGCGAAGCCTAAAGCAGACGAAGCGGTATTTGATGCCGTTGAACTGCCTGAAGTAGAAATCATGCCCGAATTAGAGCAGGCAATCAATGAGCCTGTTAATCCAGTTCACACAGCCTCAGATCTCGCTCAAATGGCCCGTGCTGCCAAAGCAGGCAAAGCAGACATGCAAGACGTCATTAAAGCCCACGAAGCCTATTTAAAGGCTATTGTCCAAGGCGCTGTTGCTCCTGCTGCTGATATTGAGTTTGTAAAAAATCATATGAAGTATCTCAAAACACTGTGATCGATTTGATAGAGCCTGAAAAAGAGTTATACAACAACATGAAGCCGCCTTTCTCCTATTATGGCGGAAAGCAAAGACTAGCTAGGCGCATTGTAAAGCTATTGCCGCCTCATACTGTTTACTGTGAGCCGTTCTGTGGATCTGCTGCGGTGTATTTCAAAAAGGGATTACCACCAATCGGTAATAGTCATTATTACCGAGAAGTTTTAAACGATACGAATCAGCAGTTAATCGGCTTTTTTAGAGACATGCAAGACCCTGTTAAACGTGCTGAATTAATCGAGCGCTTAGAGTGGACACTATACAGCCAAGATGAACATAAGCTTGCAAAGGCCGGATCTGATTCGTGGTCGTGGTTTTGTAATGTCAATTGGGCATTTGGGAATAAATTAAACGGTAGCTTTGGAATTAATTTAAATAGCCGCAACAGTGCCGCCTCTCATTTTAATTCTGTCCAAAGATTAAAAGAAATCCG